ATCATCACCATCCTCAGCCGCTGTTACATCATCTGTCTCGTAAGCAAGATCTTCTAGTTCTGCCATGTTTTAGTTCCTCAATAACCGAAGTTTTTATCTGAAGCCTGAAAGCCGCTTCGTTGTTTGGCTGGATCATAGTCCCAGATAGAACTACGTGGTCTAGTCATGATACCGTACCGTAAAGCATCGTAAAGGTGATCCTCTGCGTTAGTATCCACATCCTCTGGATTACGTTTGTCTAGAGGTATGATAGGTATCTGCGCTAGTGTGTTGGTACAGGACTTCATGAAAACAAGGCGAGGCTTCTCTGTAAACTCATCTACCTGTAGACGCCTATGTATTTCGTTCTTACCTGAGATTCGAGAGCCTCTTGAGCGGTCTGAGGGACGCCATCGACATCCTTTGTGTATCATCTGCTCAGCAAGGCTAGGGCCAGTATCACCTCTGTTATGCCATAGAGATGAGTCAAGTACACCATATCGTATGTTTCCGTCATCACGCTCAGCATCAAGTATCATATCAGCCAAGTCTGTAGCTGTAACCTTAGAGCAGTACATTTCACGATATACAACCAGTTGCTCTTCTGGTGATACAGCAAACCACAGAACGCCAGTGTAGCTTCCGTAGCCGTAGTCACACGCTCTGAACTTAGCCCAGCTAGCAGGTATTTGAAAGTCATCTACTACGTGTATGTTACGATTAAACTCAGGGAAAGCTGCCCCTTCATTAACATCCCAGTTACCCTCTAACAGTTGTTTACGCTGATGCTCAGGTAACGATAGTAGCATGGCTTCGTAGTCGCCACCCTCAGATAGGTAAGGGTTATCAAAGAGACTAGCAGGAATAAACTTACGCTTAAATAGAGGCTGACCCTCTTTGCTGTGACCTCTAGGGTATCTAATAGTCTCACCCGTCTGAACATCTGTAGCCCAGTATGGAGTGTTTGAGGGTGAAGGGTCAATAAACATCTTCTTAACCCAGCTGTGACCTGCTCCGCCTGGGTTGGTAGTCCCTCGCATGTACAAACCAAGCTTATTGGAGTGTGCACTACGAAGGCGTGATCTCATATAATCCCAAGCGTAAGGGCTAGACCATTGTGTAAGCTCATCGAAACCAATCCAGTTAAAGGCCTGCCCTTGGTAGCGGGTAACGTCAGTATCTTTGTCAAGATAAGACATCCATAAACGTCCACCTTGAGGAGAAGTCCACTGAGATTTACGTTCAGACCATTTGATTCCTGGGATAGCACGAGGGTATAACTCCTGACTCTTCTGAATTAGCTCTCTTAGTTCTTCCGTAGTATGTCGTACAAGTAGACCACTGAAGTTAGGGTCATTTAATCCGTGTAGAGGATCTGCTAACATGGCGTAGCTCTTGCCGCCACCCGCTGCACCACCGTATAAAACCTCACGCTCTGATGCAGATAAGAAGTCTGACTGTGGTCCAGGATTAGGTTTAAACACAACATCCTGTGCAACCTCTACATCAAACGGTTCAGCCTTAACTTCCGCTGGAACTGTCTTCTTCGGTTCTGATGGTGTAATAACCTGTGACACCTTTTTCGAGCTTTTCGATTTCCGCAAGGGTTTCTTCGAGCCGCTTGGCAAGGTGCCGTTTAATAGCAGATGCTTTTTTACGTCTTCGCTCAATGCTTATTCTCTTCTGTAGACCTGTATGGGAGATACTGCGGCCTGTCTGTGTTGTAAGCCACGCTGCCACTTCCCTGAAACTATATTGCTTTAAGTGTCTCTTGGCAAGCGCTAAAGCCTCTAGCTCATGTGGTATAGGTTGAAACAGTTTATCATTGTCTGGATCTATCCTGTAACCGAAAGGAACAACCCTAGCAGCTACTCGTACTACAGGGTGCCATTCTTTCTCTGCACCCTTATTAGGCTTAGGTAGTTCCCAATAACCTAGATTTCTGTCTAACTTACGTGTCAAGGTTACTCGTTCTTACCTTCTTTAGGTGGAAGATAGAAGATACCACCGCCCGAAGACGATACATCTACTTTGTCCACTTTACCCAGTCCTGCACGATCAAGTAGATCTTTAGCGGCAGCCATTTTATCTTTGATGCCAAGCTCCGTAGGGTCGTTAAGAGCAGAGACCAGAGCCATAACAGCTTTCGGTGCAGTACGAGAGAAGTAAGACCTAGTAGCATCTGATATTTCATCTTTTAGTGCCTCTACAATGAGCCTTGTTGGTGTGTTATCACTATACCCTGCTAATTTCTTAGCAAGAACAACATCGCCATAAGCCTCATCAAACAAGACTTCTAGAAACTTCTGTTGGTTTTCTGTTAGGTTCTTCTTAGTCATCTTGTTTTCCTTAAAGAGGATTGTCTACGAGAGAGTCGTAGGCTTTCCATATGTCATCTACCTCAGTAGAGAGCGTATCCAGTGTATCACCTAGTCCATCCGTAATTGTTGTAGCTTTGTCTACTTGGCTACGTAAGTCCAGTAGAACCTTCTGTTGCTCTAGTATCTGAGTCATATTAGTAGATAGAGTAGCAAGTTTCTGGTTTAGACCTCTTACATCGTTATCAACGATAGCCTGCTCTAGTGTTTGAATACGAGAGATAAGACTTGCCTCTGTCTCTGAAAAACTACTTACAAGCTTAGCCTCTACCTCTGATATAGATGCACTCACTGTGCTACTAACATTAGCAATACTAGAACTAAGTTTAGCATCTACATTAGATAGACTAGCCTTAATAGAGGAGTCTGCCTCTTTAAGGTTGCGCTGGGCAACAGTCTCTACAGATGTAATACGTGTAGTTAACGCCCCAGCCTTAGCATCAAACGATGCAGACTTCTCCACTACCTCTACAATACCTGCCTCTACACCATAAAAACGCTGTAGTGTATCATATGTCCAGTATACACCCCCTGCAAAGGAAGAGAGGACGGGCAGTGCAACTGCTACCATCCATCCCTTGATGTTGTATCCACCTATGCTAAAACCTATATCCATTACTGTGTAGGGTACCCGCCATATTCGTTAATGTATTCACCTGCAGCGTAGATCTCTTCTGCAGTCTTCATGTTTTTTGTTAGGTAACCCTGAAAGGCTGTACCGTAACCTGCGTCTGCATACGTAATTACAAATTCATCAATAGACTGAGTATACGTGATAGCAGTGTAAGTGCCAACCATGTAATTACCCTGTGCAGCGTAGGAATCTACTGTAGCTGTAAGTTCGTCACTATTAGCCGCTGCCATAAACGCACCAGCTTGTTGAGCAAAACCCTCTACAGCAGTAACGGCTTCATTATACTCGTTAACCTCTGCAGTGTCTAGGCTGTACTCATCTGTAGAGATCATACCCTGTAGAGCTACTTGCTCTGGCTTAGTATCCGCTTCAGCAGCAATTACTGTTACAGATGTAGCCACAGCAATGACACTGGTAGCAATTACCAAGTTTTCTACTGCAATGGTCAAACCATTCATAGCTGCAGCGTGTTCCTGCATGAACAACTGTTCAGCAGTCTGTGCAACTGCATAGTCGTGCTCTAGAACCATTGTCTTAGCTGACAAATAGTTATTTAGTTCTTCTGGTGTAATTAAACCATCTTGCATGGCATTGTCTGTAACTACACCACCAATAGCTGCATAACCTACTGCACCAACTGTACGGACACCGCTGTCCTTAATTCTATCTTGAATAGCGTCAATAGAAGAGATCAGGTAGGCAATCTTATCTGGTCCTGTAAGTTCGTAGTCACTAGCATTACTTGCTACTGCGGAAGCGGTCACTAAGGCTGAGCTTAGGAGTAACGTCTTCAATGGTCTCTTCATCTGGGTATTCCTCTCCGATGCGTAATAAACTCTTCCAGAAGGCCTCATCCAAAGAGTATCCTACAATGTAAAGCTCTGGGCTTTCCTTGTATTTCTGTATTGCCTGCTTACCCATCAGCAAACGACCTGTACGGCTGTCATTGATAGGGCAGGGCGTGTTAGCTAACATCATACTTCTAAACACTGAAGCATCTTGGCATAAGACTGAAATAGCTGATACCTGTAGCCCTAAACCACCTACTTGTTGCGGTGCACCTAGAAGTCTAGCATTCTTCCTGCGGTTACAAGGCTCATCCTGTATGGTCTTGCCTGCACTTAAACCCAGTATACTTATCTGTATACCAGCACTCTGACTCATTAAACATGAATCGTTTCCACCCGCCCCCATTACAGTGGGAGCAATGGCTGACATTACAGGGGCAGCAGACCCTGCGCCAGTAGCGTTGTAATTATTGGTAGTTGTCTCATCCAGGTTATTACTGTCAACTGTAGAGTTGTCATAACCATTAGAGAAATCACCAACTACATCACCACCCAGCGCAGTCGTCGCCAATAGTAATACGAAGATCAGGGTCTGAGCACATAAGCTGTAAAGCTGCTTCAGGCTGACCAATGTAAGATAATGTTTGAGCATCTAGGTTCCGTTGGCATTTCTTATTGCTGGGAGGGCAAGACAGAGGCATGACAACAGATGAGTTGCTACAAGAAGTAGTTATACTCAAACAAACCAATAAAGCAACTGCTAACTTAGACCTTACGGAACCTAGCTTTAATCTCACCACGAGTAGTACCTATGTCTCTTAGTTGGTTGTCTGTCATGTTTGTTAGAATGAAGTAGTCCGCACGGCGTTGTTGGTATTCCATCAGTGCAAGTACGATATTAGCAATCCAAGCTTTTAGTTTCTCTAGCATGTGTATTTCCTATGTAATACGAAACAACGAAGGGTTGCTTCAACGTACATAGTTATACGCATAAGTAGTCAGACTAGAATTGCTAAGTCTGCATACCCGTTAACCGTTAGGAACAAATGTTTCAGTGACTGTAACTATAGTGTCAATGTGAGAAGAAGAGAAAGGATGTACTTGAATCTTATCTCCTGGACTCAAGACAAGTTGAATGTGAGGAAACTCTTCAAAGGTGCGTCTAGCAATAGACTTATCACGTAGAAAGTGTGACGTGTAATCATCTGCTGCAACGTACCACTGAACTGTTACCTCAACAGCACCACCTGATGTAGCACCATTAGACACAAGGATGTAGTTAACCTCTGCAGAGCAGTTAGGTGGACATGTATAAACATCCTCCACCGCTGTACCTGTGTTGTGTCCATAGACTGAGCGTTTACGGGCTGGTCTACCCTGAGAGATTAACGACATTACTTGTCAGCTTTCTTCTTAGCTACAACCTTCTTAGGTGCAGGCTTAGGTTTGCTTAGCTCAATCTCTGCCAAACGACAGATCTCATTAACATTAGCGTCCTTGCTCTGTACGTTGCCGTAGTTGTCTTCACCAGCAGATTGGTTACCCATTGCATCCCAGACATAGCCATGCTCATCTACACGGTAGCCTACAGCCTCTAGGGCACCTTGGTATTTATGGTAGTACTTCATTATTTAGCTTTCTTAACTGGATTAGCTGCAGGGTTAGATGCACCGCACATACCACCTTTGTTATAGCCCATAGCCTTCTTAGCCATACCACCATAAGAGTAGCCCATCTTCTTAGCTACTGCTGGGGCTTCTTTCTTAAGAGCCTTCATGCCTTTGTTCATCATTTCTTTATTCCTTTTTTAGCCTTAGCTGATAGATCTTTGTAGTGTACAAGTTTCTTAGAGTTACTGGTCATCTTAGCGCCTGTCATAAGAGTACCGTCTGGGTGCTTGTGAGTTTTACCCTTCCACTCTTTACCGTCTTTAGTATAGTGTTTAACACCCTTCATGTTCTCTTCTTCCCTGATGCTGTTTTAGCTGCTGCCCTAAAGTTAGCTGCTGTAGGCGCTCCCTTGTCTCCAGGCTTACGCATCTTTTCTTTACTACCCGCTTTAATACGAGCCTTCTTCTTAGCTATATTCTTATACAGAGACATGTTACCACTTAGCCTTATCTGCCCAGTAGGCTGCACTCATCTTACCCTTAGCAATGTTCTTACCGTGACGGGCCTTAAACGATGCTCGTTTCTTCTTCATCTTATCGGACTCACCAGCCTTAGGCTTACCAGCTGTAGAGGCACCCTGCTCACCAAAGCGTATAGTCTTAATCTTGTCACCATCCTTAGCCACTACAACATGTGACTTCTTAGGATGACTAGGTGTACGCTTAGGCTTATTAAACCCAGCAACACCTGCCTTAGTTAAACGTGGGTCTTTAGCCATGTTACTTCTTACCTGCTTTAGCATTACGAGGGAAACTACGGTTAGTCTTCTTAGACACTACACGAAGGTTCTTCTTAGAGTTATCCTTAGGGTTACCATTCTTATGGTCTACATCCTTACCGTCACCCTTCTTAACTGCACCAGTCTTAGACAATGTAGCTCTAGCAGTATTACGAGAAGCACGTTTCTTTACTTGAGCAGGCTTACCCTGATAATTAGCATATTCTTTTTTATAATCACGGGGCATCAGCGTAAGGTCTCTTTCTATCAGGGTCTAATACATCATGGCGCTTTAACATACCCTCAAGGTACATAGCACGTTCAATGTGATCCAAGGAGTACTTAACTCCAGTGTCAGCCTCTATAGCAGCACGTACATAGAATACGTCACTACGGGGTATATGTACCCTCTGAAAGGCTCTAACATCATTAGCAGCTAAAGCAGAGTAGAACTCTTCTATAACGCTATCTGATGCATATAGTTTTACTCGACTCATAGCTAATGTCAACACAAATGATTAAGGGGGGATTTAGGTATGTGCCGCAAACTACGCATGATGAGTTTAGGAGGAGAGAGAGTATCACTGAGTCTGTGACACATACCAAAGAGTAATACATAAGGAGGGAGAGGAACTCTTGTATTACTTAACCACAAGTCTAATACGAATATTATAGGGTGTCAACTGTAGAGTAATACTCTTAAGAGTTAAAACTAACCATATGTAATACAAATATGTATGTATGACTGTTACAGAGTAATACTTAGAGAGTAATACTCTTCCTATGTCCAATGATCTCTTTGTAACACTCTTTCTTTAAGTAATACTCTTTCTTAGTTATTACTTTCTTTTTAAGTTATTACTTTAAAGTGTTACTCTCTACTCTCTATTGATAGTTATACCCACAGCAAAAAGGTAGTCAACCCATAAAGCGACATGACATCAGCATTTGTACTAAAAAGTGATGTAACTGTAATATACTGTAACAATATGTTACCTACTGTAACAGAGTATGACTCCATCTGGACTTACTTACTAGCGATTATAGGTCCAGTTTTACTATTATGCTGTTGCCAGGGGCCAAAACACACCTGCTTGTACATGAATGCAGAAACATAGGCATATTGCAGGACGTAAAAAACCACTTCTGTGTAGATATACGTATACACACTACCGCACACCCCCTACTGGCCCTCGCCTACCCCTCTTTGGTGGTATCATGTTACCTCTTTTGTGGTGGTAATGCTTAAAACGCTGATCAGTACCTGCTAAGTCCTTGATATTGTTGTCTCTACTAACTGTTATATCATCAGTTTGCAGCGTATTTAGGGCCGAAGCGTACCTATTAATTGAACGTGTGTTCAGATAACTATAACGGATG